TATGTATTCATGAAGTTCTGATATGAAATGTTCAACTGAGGTAAACTCTTGTAAATATAGTAATTCTGTCTTTAGCAAGCTGAAAAAGTTTTCAGCACAGGCATTGTCAAGACAATTCCCCTTTCGGGACATACTCTGCCGGATGCCTTTCTCTTTCAGCATTTTCTGATAGTGCTTGTGTTGATACTGCCAGCCTTGGTCTGAATGAAGAATCAGATTTGTGTTGTCCGGTATTTTTGTAAATGCTTTCTCAAGCATATCCGTTACCTGATTCAAATTCGGATGGCGACTTAGATTGTATGAAATCACTTCGCCATTATATAAATCAATGATTGGTGACAGATACAGCTTAATTCCAAACAATGCAAATTCAGTAATGTCAGTTACCCACTTTTGATTTGGCTGATCTGCTTTGAAATCCCGTTCCAGAAGATTCGGTGCGATTCTGCCGACATTACCCTTGTATGAGTGGTACTTATGCATACGGACACGGCAAAATATGCCCATTTTACGCATCAGTTTCTGTACGGTCTTGTGATTGATCACAAACTTCTTCTTCAACTCTTTGGTAATTCTCCGATAGCCGTAACGACCTTTGCTTTTATCGTAAATGTGACGTATTTCAGTTTTGATTTCAGCATATCGATCCGGCTTTGGATGATCAAATTGCTTGCTGTAATAGTAATAGGTGCTGCGAGGGATATCGGCTACATCAATGAGCAGACCTATCTTGAATTCATGCCTCAGTTCCCATATCACTTGTGCTTTTTCTCTTGCCGTACCCGCTCGGCAACCAAGGCATTCAATTTTTTTAAGTATGCATTCTCCGCACGAAGACGCTGTACTTCTGCAATCAGATCTTCTTCTTCCTTAATTTTCGGAGGTCGCCCTGTGGATTTCCTTCCTCTGCGTTCTATGTAAAGTCCCTCTGCTCCTTCCTCAAGATAGATTCGTTCCCATGCTGCTACTCTATCATGATCGCATATGTCAAATTGACGTGCAGTTTCACGATAGCTTAACTTTTCTCTATGCATTGTTTCCACTACTTTGATTTTGAATTCCGGTGTGTATCTTTTGTTCGGCTTTCCTTTTGGCATAAAAATGCCCCCTTTCGTTAGACTTTTTATTGGTATATTTCTATTATACCACATTGTCTAACAAAAGGGGAGCATTTCAAACCTCTGGGGGGCTTTTTTTGCTGCTTTACTTAATCTTCGTTGTTTTGTGTAATTTTACAAACAAAAAAAGAGCCGTAAGATTTTTTTACGGCTCCGTTTTTTGCTCCGGCGATTTTTTTAGTGCTGTCCGGACACACTCATTTTTTCAAGATTTTTGTAAGCGTTATACGCCGCCTTTTGCCATAGCCATCTTTTCAATCTCGTCTTCGATTGTTCCGAGGGCGGTCGATACGGACAATTTGCTGCACTGCGTATCTTCTTCAGACGGTGCGTTTTGCCGCTGCTTTGCTGCGTCAGCAAGCTGGAGCAAGACGTCCATCAGGCAAGCACGGATATTTGGTGGCAGGCTCATGTACTTGTCAATGACATCCTTTCCTGATTCCTTGTTGAGATTCAGGTCTGCAAACGGGTCAGGTGCTGGTTCTCTGCCGAGTAAGTAGTCTGTGGTCACGCCGTAAAAGTCAGCGAGTTTGATTAACATATCCGCAGTTGGTATTCTTTTGCCAGCTTCATAGTTTTGATAAGTACTAAAACTAATACCAGATGCTTTGCAAAAATCCTGCATAGTTATAAAGCCGTTCGATTTTCTTAAAGCTTTCAAAACATCTTTTGTTTCCAATTTTATCACCTCTTTTCATCATTATTATATCATACGTTCGTGTGATTGTCAATAAAAGCGGCGTATACAATTCACACAAATGTGAATCTATTTTTTTGTGCAATCCTACAAAAGTAGAAAAATATATCACGAACATAAGAAAAACGCTTGACATAATATCACGAATGTGTTATACTAAAATCACAGTCGAGGACAGCAGAAAACTTAAGCGGGAAGTAAACCGCAGGAGAAAACTGAAAGCCGGACTGAAATTAAAGCAGAAAGGTGGCGAGAATATGAAAATCGAAATCACAACTTGCAACGCAATCACCTGCGAAGAGCTGAAAGACTTCATGAAGTTCTTAAACTTTGCTGAAAAAAGATACCCCAGCTTAGAGGTTTCCCTGAAAGCTGAGGTGCTTGAGAAAAGTGTGGACGATGCCCTTAAGCCTAAAGAAGTTTAAAATGGAATAGGCGTGCATTGCACTTTGATGTAGAAGATTTTGCTGCTTGAAAAAGTCACATTCAACCCTTTGCCGATAATGTGGTACAAATTATATCCCATTTCAAACCTGTGTGTGGCTAAAGCAGCACCTTCTACCTTTTTCAAGTTGTTTTCGGAAGTTCCATATTCCACGCATGAAATATTTTCAAGTGTAACTTCTCCAATGTCAGACGCCTTGAATGTGATGCTTATTGTTTCCATTTTTATCACCTCCCTTATTTATCTTTTATTGTACCACGATTTGTATATTTCGTCAATACAACACATAAAAACATTGAAAGGTGGTGACGACATGAAGAGAGATGGAACGGCCTATTATCCGGTGTTGGAATCTGAAATCATACTGCGGAAGATTTCAAAAAAGGATATTTACTCACTTTTATGCTTGCAGGCAAACACATTTACATTAAAGTTAAATGGAAACCTGCGTTTTTCGTTGGATGAAGCAATCCGCATTCAAGAAACATTCTTTTCGGACGTTTCTGTAAACCAGTTATTCCGACATGAATGAATACTTAACACTTGTTTTTAACACTCGCCTGAGTGTTAAACGAGCGTTGAGCGAGCGTTAAATCCGCTGACCTATCGGCGTAACGGGGAGAAAGGAAACGAAAATGTGGATTGAACTGAACGACGGAGAATTGCTAAACCTTGAAAAGGTGCAGCGTATTGCAGCCCAATTTGACTGTGTTCTTTACTATTTTTCTGGAAAAGAAAGACGTGTAGAAATGTTTAAATCACCACTCGATGTAGAAACACGAATGGAAGGCCTCAAAGAGTTGCTTAAATAACGATGTGGCAGCATCGTTGGTAACTATCTCCTAACTTTGCCTTTATACTAACACGCTTCTGAGCCGTTGAGCGTATCAGCGGCATCCCAGCCCGTAAGGGTAAATTGCAATGGCGAAAGCCGGAAAGGAGGTGATTTTATGAGCAACGCAAACAGAGCAACGGAACAGCAGCAGATTACGCAGGTATACCGGAATCTCAGTCCGAGCGACAAGGTGGTCTTTGAAACCGTCTTAAATCTGGCTTTTGTTTTACTCAAGAGCCTACAGCAGACGCAGGACATCGCAGCAACCCAGAAAGAGGAGGGATAACGGCAGATGGGCACGACCCAAAAGCGTGCCCTTTGCACAGACACAAGGGCATATGCAAAAGGCAGTATTTACATCAAAGACGGGTACAAATACGCCATCTGCGAGCAATGCGGGATGGATTGGAACGTATCCTGGCAGTTTTCCGGGTGGTATACATGCCCGGTCTGCCGAAACGAAAACAGAAAGGAAAATCAGAAAGATGGGGAAAATCGTTATCAAGACAAACCCGAAGGGTGATACAGCCAGCATTGAGGTGAGAGATTTTAAAGAAATTGATGCTGCTACAATGACCATTTGTGCATTTGTCAAAATCATAAGCGGACTCAATCGAGAGGGTAAAAAGAGTGCCTTGTATGCAGCTGGCATCATTCTTAAAAGCATTGCAGACAAGGTGGACGACTCTGAGCCAGAGGAGGAACGGGAAAATGGGAACAACAGCAATTGAACCCGGCAAAGACAGCTGGCGTATCGAGGAACTGGAGAGCATGGATCCTTTACAAGCTGCCAAAATCTCGCTTGCAATGTTTGCAGGCACGACAATGGCTCTTGCTAAGCAAGGAAGACGTGTGGAATGTGCGATTGCGATGGATGCAGCACGCCAGATTCTGGACAAATTAAGCAAGGATGTGAGCAAATGACCCCAGAAGAACAGCGTCTGAAGAAGAATCAAGAATTACTGGAAAGCTACAACTGGTATAAAGACCACCATGTTTGCGTGCGGTGTCGTAGCGTTTCCGCAACGGACGGATTTGTCACTTGTCAGGAATGCCGGGAAACGATGAATGAAAAACGCCGAATCCGGTATGCTGCATTAACACCCGAACAGAAAGCAGAACTGTCGGCAAAGAAAAAAGCAGTCAGAGAGGCACGGCGAGCCGCTGGGCTTTGCCCACGATGCGGCAGAGAGCGAGAAGACCCGAACCTTTTAACGTGCGAACGGTGCAGGAGAGGAGATAGAGAGCGAAAATGCAAACGATGATTTTAGGCGGCATTGCTGCCGTTATCTGTTGGGTTGCTTGGCAGCGGCACAATCACCTACTGGACAAGCAAGCGGAAGATTCCGGCAGAGCATTGAAGCCCGTTCCGGTCGGGTTTGATTATCAGGCGGCACGGGAACAGACAGACCGCATGGAGAGCAATCTCCAGCAGTACGAGCAGTGCAATCAGCTAATCAATGACAGCGTTGTGGCAATCCAGACGGGCGAGAGTATGCCCATTGAGATTACTCATTTTGACAACGGTGGGAAACGAGTACATACCACACTGACCGACATTCCGCCGGAGATTGTCAATGACTTTGCACATCGACTACTGGACGTTTGTGCAGAGCGATGCAGCAGCACTTCCCCACCGCCAGAAACCTGACTTTTTCGGAAACAGTGAGGAAAAGCGGTAGGAAAAGCAGTCGGAAAAGCCGGCTTTTCCTCCCGTTGGGGGAGGGGGTGAGAAAAAATGGTCAAGCATTGTCTATTCTGCGGTATTGAGATTGCTGACACCAGCTATGATACGCCGGGACGGTTTAATGCCGTCAAATACTGCCCGGAATGTGCAGCGGAACAAAAGAAGCAAGCAAACAAGAGAAGCCGCCAAAAACGCAAAATGGAAAACGCTATCAAGGAAACAACAGAGGTACACGAACTAACCGAAACGGCGAAAGCGTGCCGGACGTTGCGACGGTTGGCAAATAAGGAAAGCGGATTGCTAAAGCAAAAGATTAACATCTTAACCGTTGAGCTGATGCAAGAACGGGCAAAAAAAGACCCTCGCACCGGCGGCAACCAGTGACGAGGGGATTGAAAACATAACCACAATATAATATAACACAAAAAAGGAGTGTTTGTCAATGAGTAAATTATACGAGATTTCCGGCGATTTTGCCGTACTGTTTGACCAGCTGGACGACCTGACGGAGCAGGCAGAAGCTGCAGGAGCGTCCGCAGAGGACGCAGAAACGGCGTGGTTTGACACACTGGACGCTCTGGAAACGGAGTTTAACGACAAGGCTGAGAATGTTGCCTTGTACATCAAGGACTTACTTGCAAGAGCAGATGCAATGCGAACGGAAGAGCGAAAATTGTCTGATCGCCGGAAAGCGTGTGAACATCGGGCTGCACGCCTGAAAGACTATCTGCAGGATAGCATGACGCAAATGCGACTGAAAAAAGTCGATGGTGTGCGTGCTTGCATCTCCATCCGCAACAATCCGCAGTCACTGCAGATTGCGGACGAGGCAGCACTTGTAAAGCAGTTGCAAGCATCTGACCATGACGACCTGTTGCGGTACAAGCTGCCAGAGCTGCAAAAGACCAAAATCAAGGCATATTTGCAGGACGGCGGTCAGCTGGATGGCTGCCAGCTGGTGCAGACGCAATCCTTGCAAATCCGATGAAAAGGGGTGACGGCTACTATGGGTATTCCTGTTTTAATCATTGGGGAATCTGGCAGTGGCAAGTCTACCAGCCTCCGGAATTTTGAGCCGGGCGAGATCGGTATTTTTAATGTTGCCAGCAAGCCGCTCCCGTTTCGCAAAAAGCTGCCGTGTGCAAATGCGGCAGATTATCCGTTGATTATCCGGACACTGGCACAGCACAATAAAACAAAGTATGCGATTGACGACAGTCAGTACTTGCTTGCGTTTGAGTTTTTTAACCATGCAAGCGAAAAAGGCTACGAAAAATTTACAAACATGGCATTGAATTTTTACAATCTCATCCGATTCATTCAGTTCAAAACACCAGACAACTGCATTGTGTACTTTTTGCATCACACAGAAACCTCATATGACGCTGCCGGAAATCGGCGGCTGAAAGCAAAGACCATTGGGAAAATGCTAGATGAAAAGTTGACGGTCGAGGGGCTGTTTTCCATCGTTCTGCTGTGTCAGGCAGATGCAGCGGGGCGGCACTATTTCCAAACGCAAAGCAACGGCAACAGCACGGCAAAATCTCCTATGGAGCTGTTCCCGGAGGAGATTGACAACGACCTAAAAGCCGTGGACAAGGCTATCCGAGAGTACTATCAGCTGGAGTAAATCGGCTGTATGTATCATAATCAAATAAAATAAAAAATTATGGAGGTATTTATTATGGCAATGTTAGCAGGTATTCAGGGTGCAAATGGTGTGCAGGAGTCTACATTCGGCAGCAAGTTTGGCAAGCTTCCGGCAGGCGGTTATGTCTGCAAAATCCTTAATGTTAAGGTGGACAAGACCAGCGGCGGCAGCTTATACATCAAGCTGCAGATTGACGTATCTGAGGGCGAGTATGCCGGACACTTCCAGCGGCGGTATCTAGACGACGCTGGAAGTCAGTACGGGCAAAAATGGAAGGGCATCTATAAAATCTTCCTTCCGGTCATGACGAGTGATAATGACAAGTACATGCATGATATTGCGATTTACAAGGGGCAAATCAACACTATCGCACGGGCAAACGGCAAACCAGAGCCAAACATCGAGGTAGGATATGACCCAGATATCTTTAAAGGCTGCACCGTTGGTGTGCTGTTCCGTGAGGCAGAGTATAACGGCAATCACTTTACCGAGGCTGCATTTCTCTGCGACCCTGCAAAGATTCGCACGGGTGATTTTGAGATTCCAGAGCCGAGAAAGCCCAAGCAGGCCGGAAATAACGGCTTTGCATCCGGCGGCATCTTTGCCGCTGCGGCACAGCAACAGCAACCAGCAGCCGCTCCGAACATCGGCGACTTGAGCGACTTTGAGGAGATTCTACCAACGGGAGAGGTTCCGTTCTAATGAGGTGATAAGCGGATGGCAACCAAAAAATCATTTGTTCTGTTTACCGACCGCAAAAAAGAGATTGACATGCTATCCGATGCACAGTGTGGTGTCCTATTCAAGGCGATTCTCCGGTATGCAGATGCCGGAGAGCGTTTAGAATCTGAAGACTTGGTGGTGCAGGTGCTGTTTAGTGTCTTTGCATCTCAGATTGATAGCTGCAACGAGAAGTGGGAAGTAATCAAGAAAAAGCGTTCAGAAGCTGGTAAAAAAGGCATGAAAAGCAGATGGGGCACAAAGCCAAAGCAAGAGATAACAAATGATAACAATGTTATCGGTGTTATAACAAGTGATAACAAGTCAAAACAAACGATAACAAAAATAACTGTTACTGATACTGCTACTGCTACTGTTACTGGTACTGTTACAGTACCAGTAACAAATAAGCCGCCGGACGGCACTGCCCCCAACGGGGCAGCACCACCGGCTAAACAAGAAGTGGGCGATGTTGTGCCGTGGGATGAGGTCGATTTTGATTTAGTATAAGAGGGAGTGAGAACGATGCGGTATCAATTACAACAATCTGACCTGCTTGCCTTTGCCGAGCGGCAAGGCATCGAAACCAGAGTACACGGCAAAGAATTACAGTTTAAAGAGTGCCCTTATTGCCATTCCAGCCGGAATGACCAATGGTCATTCAGCATCAGCATGGAATCTGGTGCTTATCGCTGCCCACGGGCGTCCTGCGGTCGTCAGGGGCATTTTGTAGAGCTGGCAAGGGACTTTGACTTCCAACTGCAAGCGGACGACACAGGGGCATTTAAGAGCCTGCCACAGGTGCGGTTGATTACGAGCACACCTGCGGAAAAATACTTATCCCGCCGGGGCATCAAAAAAGAGGTTACGCAGGCTTACGGCATCACAACCACCAAGGACGACCCCAACCAGCTGATTTTCCCGTTTTACCGTCCGGTCACAGACACGAGCGGCAACCGCTACAATAAACTGGAGTTTGTCAAATATCGCCTGATTGACTACGACAAGGCAAAACACAAGTCCAAAGAGTGGTGCGAGAGTGGATGCAGACCAATTTTATTCGGGATGGATCACTGCGACCCGACCAAAAACAAAACACTGGTGATTACAGAGGGGCAGATTGACAGCTTATCCCTTGCAAGTGCAGGGATTCCCAACGCTGTCAGCGTGCCGACTGGAGCAAGAGGGTTTACCTGGGTTGAGCACTGCAGGGACTTTGTGGAGCAGTTTGACACCATCGTGGTATTTGGTGACCACGAGCGGGGCGGAATCACGCTTGTAAAAGAGATTCGGGAGTTATTTCCAAAATGCAAGGTGCGTTCCGTCCGTCCGGGAGATTATCTGCTTGAAAAAGACGCAAACGACATCCTGCAGGCTTATGGAGAGCAAGCGTTACACCATGCGGTTGAGCAAGCAGAGGTATTCCAACCACCGACCATCAAGGACATGGCAAATGTGCAGGGAATCGCTCTCAACGATGTGCCGCACTTTAAAACCATGCTGCCAAAGCTTGACCAGACCATTGGCGGATTTTACGAGGGACAGCTGATTGCCCTGACTGGCAAATGCGGCACGGGAAAGAGCACACTTGCCAGTATGTTTGCAGTCGCTGCCCTCTGGCAGGACTGGAACGTGCTGGTTTATTCTGGCGAGTTGGCAGATTACGAGGTCAAACGCTGGATGGATTTTCAGATTGCCGGCGAAAAGGCAATCAAAGAACGTGTTTATACCGATTCTGCCGGGTTTTACCTCGACACGGAGCAGGAGCAACAGCTTGCGGACTGGTATCGCCACCGCCTGTTTATCATGGACAATCTTGCACTGGCAGAGAAAGACAACATGGACATCGTTTCAGAAATCGAAGCGGCTGTCAGAGTGTATGACGTGCGGTTTGTGCTGGTGGATAACCTCATGACGGCAATTGCCGAGGGGACGGACATGTACATAGAGCAGAGCAAATTTGTAAAAAAACTAAAACTGCTGGCAAGCAAGCTGCAAATTGTCATTTTACTGGTTGCCCACCCCAAAAAAACCAAATCTAAGGAGTTAGACGTTGACGAGATATCTGGCTCTGGCAACATCGGCAACCTGTCAGATACCGTTATCATGTTGGATAGAGATACCACCACCAAAGACGACGGCGAAAAAATTACACGGACGCTGCTTGCGGTGAAAAAAAACCGTGCAACGGGTATTTTATTGCAAGAGGACGACCGCATCCAGCTGCGACATAGCCGTAAATCCAAGCGATTGTATCAGGTTGGAGATAAAGGTATTTGTCAATTCCCGTTTAATCTGGATACGGCTAAAAAAGAGGTTACAAAACTACCGTTTTAAGGAGGCGATTGCGTGACACTGGAGGATTTAGATAAGATGGCGTACGAGTTGCAGCCGCTGCCAGAGGGGTTGCAACTGCCGGAAACTTATTACTTTTTGACGATGCGGACGCTATACACCTTGTATGCGTTCCGGAAATTGTCTGCAGAGCAAGCAAAACAGGAAAAAAAGCAGGTTTTGCATCAGTATCGGGATTTTGAGTTGCTTCAAAAAATCGGAATGCAGGAGCGGCAGATACTGGACAACATCCGCAAAAGTGGAGCGTATTACAGTAAAAATGGCTGTCCGACCTGCAAGCAGCTTGCAAATCAGCTGTGTGGGCTGGCAATCAGAGAGGAGGGGCACCAATGGGAGAGCTGCGACCCTATCAAACCGACCTTGTCAACCGATTGAGCCAATCATGGCGAGCCGGACACAAAGCCCCGTGCATCGTGCTGCCGTGTGGCGGTGGTAAATCGGTGATTGTGGCAGAGATTGCGAAACGTACCACGGAAAACGGCGGAAATGTGCTGTTTTTGGTGCATCGAAAAGAGTTGTGCGACCAAATCCGCAACACCTTCCGGTGGTGGGGCGTGGAGATGGATTTGTGCAACGTCATGATGGTGCAGACGGCGTCCAGACGGGTGCAAAAGCTCACCTATCCGACGCTGATTATCACCGATGAAAACCACCACAGCAAAGCGGCAACCTATCGCAAAATATATGACGCATTTCCGGCAGCGTATCGGGTGGGCGTGACAGCAACGCCAATCCGGCTGGATGGGTCTGGTCTGGGTGATGTCAACGATGATTTGATTGTCGGAGTGACAGCAAAATGGCTGATTCAAAATAATTGTCTTGCACCGTATGACTACTACGCACCAAAAATACTGGATACGGCGGACTTGCACACAAAGCGTGGCGAGTACGACATGGCAGAGGCAGAGCAGATGATGATGTCCAACAAATATATTTTTGGGGATGTCATTGCACATTATCAGACCTATGCAAAAGGTAAAAAAGCCGTCTGCTATTGCGTATCCATCCGATACTCACAGATGATGGCAAAGATGTTTTGCGATGTTGGTATCCCAGCACAGCACCTGGATGCAAAGACACCGAAAAAAGAGAGAGATGCAATCATTGCAGACTTTCGGAGCGGCAAAATCCAGATTCTTTGCAACGTGGATTTGATTTCGGAGGGGTTCGATGTTCCAGATTGCGGCTGTGCAATCTTACTCCGTCCGACGCAATCCCTAACGCTCTACATCCAGCAGTCAATGCGATGTATGCGGTATCAGCCGGACAAGCGAGCGGTGATTCTTGACCACGTTGGCAACGTCAAGCGGTTTGGAATGCCGGATGCAGATAGGGAGTGGTCGCTGGATGGACGTAAAAAAGACGACAAAGGATTTCAGATTGAAACCTGCACGTACTGCTATTATAGCTTTCCGAAATATGACAAGAATGGAAAAGTGGTTAAAAAATGCCCGAATTGTGGCGAGCCACTCCGGGCAGAAGAAGAGCGACCGCTGGCAGAGCCAAAAGGGCAAGAAGTACATACGGAAATCAAACTGGAAAAAGTCACAGATGTGCCCGTTATCCCAGCAATGCCGTCGCAGTGCAAGACGTTTGCAGACCTTGCAACATACGGCAAGGCAAAGGGGTATAAGCCTGGGTGGGCGTATTACATGGCAAAACGGATGGGCTTACCAGTCGGGAGGACAAAGCATGACGCAGGAGCATAACATCCAAAATCAGATTCGGGCGGCAGTGTCGGAGTATTGCGTGATTTTCCGTGTCAACGTGTGCAGCGGTCGCACGTTGGACGGGAGATGGATTACGTCGGGCGTTCCGGCAGGGTTTTCCGACTTGTTTGGTGTCCGCAAATCGGACGGCAAAGCAGTCTTTATTGAGGTAAAAACGCCAAAAGGCAGAGCATCCAAAGCACAGTTGCATTTTATAGAGATGATGCAAAAAAACGGTGCAATCGCTGGAATTTGCAGGAGTGCGGAGGATGCAACGCGGTTGGTGACAGAAGGGGAGCGGGAAAATGAAGCACAATCTTAAAGAGCTTGACGAGGGGCAGCTGCAAACAATGTGGTCTTTTTTAAAGCTGCAACCAAAAAACACCTGCACCAAAGAGGATGTCAGGATATTAAAAGAGCACCTTGACATTATCCGCCAAGCAATGGTACAGAAAACAGCTGGTCAGAGAGATACTGACCCGGATACATATGTTGATTTTGTCGAGATTGGCACATATATCAATTTTGTTGTGATTGAGGCGTTGCAATTGCGGATATATGGCGGTTTAGACGCGTTGGAAGAGGTGCTGCCGGGTGAGTAAAGAATTGAGAGATTGGTATGCCCAGCATGGGATTTGTGCGGAGTGTGGGCGAGAAAGTGCGGCTCCACACAGAAAATATTGCTGGGAGTGTTTATACAAACGCAATGAAAGACACCACAAATACATTGCAAACATGTCGGAAGAGCGGAAGCAAGCGGAAAGAAAAAAAGCTTGTGAAAGAACTAAAAAGAAATATGCTGAGCGGAAAGCTGCCGGAAAGTGCGTCTATTGTGGGAAGAAACCGGCGGCATCTGGTAAAGTTGCATGCGTGATGTGCGCAAAAAAGGACGCAAAAAGGCACACAGAAAAGAACCGGAAAATGGGAATTTTGCCAAAGTATATGTTTGGCGATGGATACCACTGTGTAACCTGTGGCAAGGATGTTGATAACGGCAAAAAGCAGTGTGATGAGTGCTATAGCAAATCTGTGCATGCTTTGGAGATTGCGAGAGGAAAAGTAAAAGACGGCTTTAGAAGTCATAAGCTTGTGCTTGGTAAAACGGGAAGGAAGACATGAACATGAACAAACTCAATACCACGCAAATCCTACCCATTGCCATGATTCTGATGGATGTTGGTGCAGCAGCGGTTTGTTTGTGGCATAGAGACCACAGACGGGCGGTTTATTGGCTGGCTGCGGCGGTTTTAAATGCTGCGGTTACGTTTTAACCGCAGAAGCGAAAGAAAGAGAAAGGAAGAAAATCCATGAAAGTCCAATCAAGATTGAAATCTTGCCCATTCTGCGGCAACAAGAACGTAAAGCAGGTGACAGCACCTTTGAGAGGTACACAGATGTTTATCTGTAACGTATGCGGTGCGGATGTTTACTTTTTTGGTGATGCGAAAGCAAGAGTTGCATGGAACCGGAGAAGTGAAACGGAGGAGTCAAAATGAACGACATCGAAAAGAAACTGGAAGCCCTGAAAGCGGAATTTTTGGGGAAGCTGGAAGCGTTGGAGAAAGAAGCGAAGATGCAAAAGAAACAGGAAGAACCGAAGCCATGGAAGCCAGCGTATGGACAAAATTATTTCGCACTTTCAGGCAATTTTACAGCTTGTAAGTGTACTAATTATGGAGAACGTTTTGAGGAGTACCCTATTTCAATTGGCAACTGTTTCCGCACAAAGAAGCGTGCTGAAGAAGTCGCAGATAAAATTCTGTTGCTGTTACGGTTGGAGCAGCTGCATGATATGCTCTGTCCGGACTACGAGCCGGATTGGAATAATACAAGCAAACAGAAAATTTGTTTAGGTCGTGATCATGCTGATGATTGTTGGTTTGTGGACATTTTTGACATCACCGAATATCCAACTGCATATTTTGACACCGAAGAAAACGCCGAAAAAGCAGCGGAAATCCTAAACAAAGAGATGAGGGAATCCAAATGAAGAACCCAGCTTTACAGCGGAAAAACCTGTACAACAAGCACGAGGTTGAACGCAGTCACAAAATGGCTATCTATCAGGGCATGGCGATGGTATTCGTTGCGTTGGAGTGGCACTATGGCTGGAAAGAGAAACGGTTGCAGCGGCTGTTTGACAACGTGCAATCCATCGCTGAGATACCGCCGATTTTTGGTAAGTCGCCAGACGCGTTGGAACAGATGCAGCATTTTAAACAGGATTACCAGATTGATTTTACAAAAATCCAATTACAAGTAAAGGAGCGGTTAAAATGAGTAGTCAATTTACAATCAACGAGATTGCAATCCATTACGGGTTGCAGAATCAGCTTGTCAAAACGATGGAGGAGACCGGAGAGCTGCAAACAGCCATTGCAAAGTTCCTGCTTGCATCCACACCGGAGCAAGCAGAAGAGTTGAAATCTCACGTTATCGAGGAGGCAGCGGATTGCTACATCATGGTGATGCAGCTGCGAAAATTGTTGCCCACGTATGAGTTTGACAAAATGGTCACATTTAAACTTGACCGTCAAAAAAAGCGGATGGAGCAAGAGCGATGAGCAAGGTATGCAAGCGATGCGGACAACCACTTCCAGACAATGGGCTTGTGACTTATGTAAACAAGCATACCGGACGCACCACCAAAAAGCGTGATAGCTACTGCAAAGCGTGCAAAAAGGTTGTGCGGTCTGAGTACTACAAAGCACATAAATCCAATCTACAGGACAAGACAGGAGCAGCACGCAAGCAGCTAACGCCAAGCGTCCGGCACAGCAACGTCAACGACTGCTATGTAAATCTCGCTGCATACATCGTGCGGTCAACGATGGTAGAGTATGAGCACGCGTTGCAGGGGGATGACGGCACACCGGAATCTCTGCACCGCATTGAAACGATAGAGGACGACTTACTCAGTCCTTACTACAGCTTTTTGACGTTACAAGTGTTAGATTTGCGGCAATATTGTATAAATAAACGCAGGGCGTACAGGGTCAGCATTTGCACAAAACCACAAGATATGGTATAATTAGAATGCAATTTATCAACATTTTGTAGAAAGGATTGTTGAAAGCATGACGAAGGAAGAACTTATGCAGTGCCGCTCGAAACAAAAAGAATTGATGCAGATTGATGACCGGATTGACAAGCTGCGAGCGGATGCACGTAGCACCAAAGCAATCTGTTACGGCGATGAGCCTAAGCACCACGGCGAACCGATACCAGCCGTGCAGACCTACATAGAACGGTTGGAGGAGCTGTCAGCCCTTTACGAGGCAAAAAAAGCAGAGTTGCAAACCAGTATTATCCGTGTAGAGCGTGCAATTTTGTTTTTACCGTCTGATCACGCAGTGCTGATGCGACTACGGTATATTGACGGCATGCGGTGGGAGGATGTCAACGACAAACTATTTATTTCAGAAACAAAATCCAAACGCCTGCACCGTGAGGCGTTAAAAATGCTGGAAGATAAAAAATAAGTCCAAAAAAGCCCAAAAAAGCCTTTTAATGCCCTTTTTGTTGTGCTATAATAGTAGCATAGAAAAATGAAATCCGGTAGGCGTTCCCTGCCGGATTTTTTTATTTACAGTAACGGAGTGGAGGAAATGGCGAATGAGAAGAACTTAATTCCGATGAATGAACGTACAGAGGAAGAACAAAGAGAAATTGCAAGGAAAGGCGGCATTGCGTCAGGAGCGTCCAGACGGGCGTATAGAAGCTTGAAACAAGCCGCGAAGGCATTTTTTAAGGAAAACGATGACGCTGCTATGCGGATGATTCAAGCCCTTTACGAAGAGGCTGAAAAAGGCAATGTGAAAGCAATTGACAAGTTGCAAGACCTCATTGGTGAAACCGTACAGCGAGAAGAACTTGCCCTCAAGAAAAAACAGTTTGCCCAGCAGAACGGACAAAAAAGCGTTGCAGAACTGCCACAACTCTTGCAGGCGTTGCAGGAGGATGATGCAGAGTGACGTTTACAAAGCTATCCAAAAAGCAAAAAACAGTCTTTCGATGGGCATACAAGCCGGATGTGTACGCCTTAATTTGTGACGGCTCTGTGCGGTCTGGCAAGACGGCATCCATGGCATGTGCGTTTATCCTGTGGGCAATGGCAACATTTGACCGTGCCAGATTTGGCATCTGCGGCAACACGGTACAATCTGCAGAGCGTAACATCATCATGGAGCTGTTGCAGATGGCAGACATCACGCACTATTTTAACGTGTCATATATCGGCGGCAGTAAGCACATCTTAACCGTCAAAGGCAACGGCAAGCAAAACCAATTTCACGTTTTTGGCGGCAAGGATGAGGCGTCTTATAAGCTTGTGCAAGGCATCACGCTGAGTGGTGTTCTTTTCGACGAGGTTGCCTTAATGCCGGAATCGTTTGTCAATCAGGCGATCGCTCGTACACTGTCCGTTGGAGATGCAAGACTGTGGTTTAACTGCAATCCAGACAATCCGCAGCACTGGTTTTATCAGCAATGGATTTTAAAGGCGGACAGCGGTGAGCGTAACGATGTTTTACATCTGCATTTCACGATGCAGGATAACCCCATCATGACACCACAAAAAATCCAGCGTGCAGCGTCTGTATACCCTGCTGGAGCGTTTTATGACCGATATGTATTGGGCTTGTGGCGAGTGGCAGAGGGGCTTGTCTATCCGGATTTTGACCCAGCTGTTAGCGTTGTCCATAATTACAAGCCGTCCGAGAGGGCGGTTTTTTACTTATCCATTGACTATGGTACGCTTAACCCTACATCTATTGGATTGTGGGCGGTCGAGGATGATTTTGCAGTACGCATAAAAGAGTCATATTATGATGCACGCAAAGAGGACAAGCAAAAGGATGACGAGCAGCATTATCAGGAGATTGCAAGGCTTGCAGAGGGCTACGACATCCAGCAGATTGTAGTAGACCCGTCTGCCGCAAGTCTGATTGCCTGCATCCAGCACCACGCTGTCTACAGCGTCCGCAAAGCAAATAACAGCGTAATTGATGGTATCCGGTACACGATGACCTTGTTAAAACAAAAGCGGATTCTGATTGCAGATACTTGCACGGACGCTATCCGGGAGTTTGGCTTGTATCGGTGGGACGATAAAAAGCAGCAAGATACCGTCATTAAAGAAAACGACCATGCGATGGACGACATCCGGTATTTTTGCTATACCATTCTGCGACATTTTGGATGGCGAACAGATGATTGGGGGTGATTTTATGATTAGTTACGCAGATATTGAGGCCGCACTTAATATCAAAACAGCAATATCCCCACTAATGAGGGGATACATTGAGCAGTGGGAAACGCTGTTTTCCGGCAATTCTGAAAACCGTGAGCAAAAAGACGGCTTACATCTTGCAGCAGCAATCTGCACCGAGTTTGCACGGTTGATTTTTGCAGAGTCAAAAATAGAGATTACCGGCAACAGCAAGACGGCGGGCTATTTGCAAGCCATGATAGACAACCACCTGTCAGCATTGCAAACCGGCTTTTCAGCAGGGCTTGCCAGCGGTGGCATGGTAATAAAGCCATATTTTGCAAACGGCGGTGTATCGTTGGAGTGGGTGCCAGTGCAGCGTGTGTTTCCGATTGCATTTACATCTGATCAGTCTATGCAATCCGCCGTGTTTGCGGATACGTTTCGGAGCGGTGCGGACTGGTACACAAGGCTAGAGTGTCACGGCTATGACAGCGACAAAAAGCAGTGCATCATTCAAAATTACACGTATCATGCATACGACGCAGACGCGTTGGGCAGCCCCTGCGAGTTATCAGAAACACCGTGGGCTGGATTAGAGCCGCTAGTCAACGTGCAGTCAGAAACGCCGCTGTTCGGTTTTTTCCGTGTGCCAAAGCCCAACAGCAAAGACCCGACCTCTGCTTTGGGCGTGTCCGTGTTTGCGGATGCACTGCCGCAGATTGTTCAGGCGGATCAATTATGGTCGGAAATTTTGTGGGAATACGAATCAAAAGAAACCGCAGTCTTTGCGACACAGGACATTTTCAACAGATTTGACCGGCTTTCCGCACATGATAAGCGGTTATACAAAAAGATGCTGTCCATCGGGGATGATGATTCTGACAAAATCATGCCGTATTCGCCGGAGATTCGGGATGCATCATTTTTTAACGGCTTAAATAAGATTTTGCAGCGAATTGAATTTTCTTGTCAACTTGCCTATGGTACGTTGTCAGAGCCTGCAGAGGTCGCAAAAACAGCAACAGAGATTGAATCGTCCAAACAACGCAGCTATGTATTTGTGTCTGCCTTGCAAAAGCAGACGGAATTCGCCCTGCGGCGAGCGATTACAGCAGCAGCAACGCTGGCGTTTTATCATGGTGTTATCCCGTCAACAGAGTTTGAGATTGCTTTTGATTGGGGCGACAGCGTCCTTGAGGACGTTGACGCAAAGACACAGCGAGAGTTGCAGTTTGTACAAGCGGGCATCTTAAAGCCGGAGATTTTTTTGAGTAGCTATTACGGTTGCTCGGAAGAAGAAGCAAAAAAGATGATTCCGGACGCTGGCAGCCCTGAAGATTACAGCCTGTTTGGCGTAGGTGGTCGCTGATGCTGCCGCCGATTTATTACGAGGCATGCACGGATGCTGTACTTGCAGCGTATGCACGTTTGGAAGACGCAATTCTGTCAGCGATGGTGAAACGTATCCTGCGAATGGGATTTGTATCCGAGGCAACCAAGCACCAAGCAGAGATGTTACAAGAGGCTGGTTTGCTGTACGAGGATATCTTGCGGCTGATCGCACAACGCACAGATGCATGCACGGCACAGGTTCGGGCGTTGTTTGAGGATGCAGGCGTGACAGCAGTTGAGATTGACAACCAAGCTTACAAAAAAGCCAGAATTGCAACGGTTGACATCCGGCAATCGGGCAGCCTGCGGAAAGTACTGGAGGCTGGTTTTAAAAAGACCATGGGCGTGATGGACAACCTCACGAAGACCACAGCACTGACCACGCAGCGTGCGTTTTATCAGGCTTGCAATGATGCTTACATGCAAATTACAAGTGGGGCGTTTAGCTATCAAGAGGCAATCCGCAACACGCTAAAGCAAGCTGCAAAGGGCGGCTTGTCAGTCGCGTATCCATCCGGACACGTTGACAAGTTGGATGTTGCTATCCGCCGTGCGGCGTTGACGGGTGTCGGGCAGACAGCTGCAGAGGTCAGCAAGACCAACGCAGAGGACAATGGCTGCTATTTGATGGAGATTACAGCCCACAGCGGTGCAAGACCAGAGCATGCAAAGTGGCAAGGGCAGCTGGTCAGCCTGACCGGGAAAGACGTTGGAAAGATCATAGACGGCTTGAAAGTCTGGTCGCTGCGTGGTATTGGCTATGGTGACGGCGATGGTTTCCGCGGATGGAATTGCCGTCACGATTGGTTTCCGTATTTTTCGGGGCTATCTACGCCAAACTATACCAAAAAAGAATTGGAACAGCTGGACGAAAAGCGGATTGCATGGAACGGTGAGAAATACACTGAATACGAAATCAGCCAGATGCAGCGCGCTGGAGAGCGAAAGATTCGGGAACTGAAACGGCAGACAATGAGCATGCAGCAAGCTGCAAAACTGACAGACAATCCAGAACTGAAAGAAGCTGCCACGGCAGATTATCAGGCAACCGCCGCAAAGCTGAAAGCAGCCGAAAAAGATTTGCAAGCATTTTGCAATCAGACCGGACAAGACCGTGACAGGTTTAGAGAGCAAGTGCTGGGATTTGGCCGGAGCGAGGCACAAAAGGCGGTACATGCAGCAAAAAGAGTGCAAAAAGAGAGCAAAAAGAGTGTAAAAGCGTCTCAGTGAGGTGCTTTTACATGCTTTGAGGAGGATTTGTGATGACAGATAAGGACGAAGAAATCGCTGCAATGCGGAAAGGCACAGAAAGAGATAGGTTTAAAGCAGGAAGTAAGCCTATTTGGACGAGCAAGACAAAGTTGGAATACACGCCTATTTTTATCGGCAAAAGTGGGGCTGTGTATGTTGGCAATGTAAAGCTGGAGGGTGTGCTATACGTTGATAACGTGCAAAACACTCATGGCATCAATACACTTTGCGTTGTGTTTGATACAGACAGGGTGGTTGACATGCGGGAAAAGGAAAGAATAACCTTGCTTGAACCTGACGCTGTCGAACTAAGAAAAGTACTTGAACGAATTTTTAGATAAAATCACCACGATCGAGGA